ATGTATAAATGAACTATCTCCTGTTGCTATTGGCGCGGTACTCCATGATGCCGCACTAGCTAGTTTATAGCTTATTTCGATGCTGCCACCGTTAACTACAAACGCATCCACTGGCGCAGTCCAACTTACGCGCATACGAGAGAAAATCGTGCCATCATTTCGTGTATAAAGCTCGCTGGTGCCGGATGTAACTGTAAGCCCCGCAAGCGTCTGCACCGTGAATGGATCGGGTAGCGACGTGTTAGGTGCTAGATCAATTCTTGTTTCTTCTCCGCTATTCCAATCATAGATCGCTGCTGCTGTTTCCTTTAATACAAGTCGAACCCCAAGAACTAGGTTATCCCCTGAGCCAATGAATTGCGGTTCAAGCTCAAGAACATCAAACGTCTTTGCAGTCCATCCAAACCGCGCCCATGTAAGATTTATTGTTTGCCCTGCTTCAACTTGGAAGGCTTTTAATGTTGCTGTGAGCTCAACTACGATCGACTGCCGAACTTGTTCAAGTATAATCTTCGCTATTCGCTGCGCCGTACTACCGCTTGTCGTAAAAGGTAGCTGGATATCCTCGAATATTTCTTCGTTGTTATCCTGAGCGCGATAGAAAGCATTTCGAATCGGCGGGAAGTCCGTTTCTTCGTAGTTTGCTTTTGGACTAACAAAAGTTCCCTTCACCGCGTTAAAATTATCTCGCTTGCTTGCCCGCGTAACTATCCGGATATTGCTTAAGATATCATTCTCGTTCAGCGTAATAGTTGGGGCTCGATACGCTCCCGGGAAGCATTTCCAGAGTCCTCCTGCGAATGTGATAGCGCCTGCGTATGAGGTAATCATCTCCTCAATAACGCTCTGATGATCCTCCCCTGTCTCAAAAAAACCGTTACCTGAAAATCGTTTTTCTGTGCCGCCGTCTAAAATAGGTACGTTCTGATCGCATATATCAGCTGCTTCCCTAAAACTTCCCACCAATCCCACTCCCGTCTCGCATTCGGCAATTGATATTCCAAGGCCGTAAGTCGTAGAAGTTAGGTAATCGAGCGTTTGTAGTGCTGGATTTTGCGTCCACACCGTTGTTGATGTGCGAGGGTCGAAGCACTTCTTGCCCCGCACTAAAAAGGATATTTCTGGTAAGCCGTCAGGGAATAAAATCGGGTCCCATATCATCTGAATATAAACATGGGCTCTTCCGTCTTGCTTATGATCGCTAGTCCATTTATCCGGGCATTGTCCTATTAAATCTGATATAGCTGGATTCCCAATGGCTCCATTGTTCACGGCCATGAAAACTTTGGTAGCTGCCGCCCTAATTTGTCCAGTATTTAAATCCTTGATTGCAGTCGACCATCTAGGGTCTGGCGTATCGCCGAAAATCACCTCTTGATTATCGAGATATAGCTTTTGAACTGATTCGATTTCATGGCAAGCAAGAGTTACAACTAGATTCAATTTTTGATTGTTGTTTGTTGTATGCGCGAAAGTAATAGTACCTCCGCATCTCACTTCACCGTAAATTACTTGCCAATTCCCCGCGCTTTCCAATATCGAAACGCTCTTCCCGATTGTCTTTTTAATCTTTGCTGCTGTGATGCGCCGTGATGCTAACGCGCGATTTGCTCGCGTATTCTTGAGCTTCTTCTCTTTTAACCACGCGCCAACTTCCCCCGCTTCTGGTCCGTACTGTCGCCTAATGTCGCGTGAGGTGAGAAAAGCCATTGCCTACCATTTCTATTTTGTTGGTTTCTTCTGATTCTTTTTCTTATCGTTCTTTGCTGGTTTCTTCGCGTTCGTTTTCCCCCAGAAACCGTCCCAATCTTGAATTTTTGGGACATATTCAAACCCTCGATCTGAGCCGCTGAAAATTCGCTGGCTGTCGGTAGTATACCGAAAGGTTTTCCCGCGTTCTAACTCAATCAATCGGGTCTCATATTTTAATGCAATCTCTGGCGCGCTTTCGTTTTCTTCGATTTCCGCTGAATCGAATAGCCCTGAAAATATTAGATATGGAGTCGCAATAACTGCACCGTTTGCGTCAAGCATACCTAGCCATATCTTCCCCGGCTGGCCCATCTGTACGGTGCCAAGGACCAAAGATACTACTGATGCGGATGGTGCCGATAGCTGAATTGTGATTCCCGTGGCTTCAATATCTCCGGTTTCGGTCGCTAATTGAACTGCAATAAAAAGCCCGTTGCCTTCCCACGTTTGACTATTCCACGACAACGGCCCTGTGCCCGTCCACAATCTTAGTGCGCCTGTGCCAAACGTTCCCTCGAATAAAAGTATCGGACGATTCTGCGCCGCCGTAAGCGCTGTTATCATGCTCGGTGAAAGATTCCCGCGTGTCGTTCCCGTAATTGTAGCGGCACTGTTGAACGTTATCGAACCAAGATTTCGTATAACTGTTCCTGTCACCGCTAAGGATGTGGGAGCAATTAACGGTTGTCTGATTCTTAACATATTCGACTCTTATGCGATTTGTGCCGTCCACAAATATGATATCTCACAATCAAAGAAACACGGATGTAAATTAACCACGTTTTTTATTCAATCTCCAATCATCGGAGGTCTATTTTTATACGGGTGATCGGGAGTTAAATATCTTTGTGTGTTATATCTCCACGCGATCCATCCTTCAGCTTTTCTGTAATTCAGCGTGCTAATGCTATTTTTCATGACTAGTACGCAAAATATTGGCCCATTCCACGGGTAGCCACTTCCAGCGCCCGGTTGAGGTCTTGATCTGCCGATTGAATACAAATTGTCTGTCGTCGAAATACCACTTGAACCCGATACAACACTGCTTCCATCCAACGCACCAACCGCCACACCAGCATTTAAACCCATTCCAATCAACATAGGACGGGTTTTTTGTGCTCCATTTAGCGTGACGCGTGCCGCCCCGTTAAAAAACGCGATATTATCTGTTGCCGGATAATCAACAACCATTTCAAATGTATTTGCCGTTAGAGAACCATTGCCGATTGAAAATGGTTCTGCGATCGCGGCTACGGTCCGATCATTTTTACATAACACTAAGACTGTATAGGTACTACCCGCAGTGATAACACTGGCTGAATCAAAGTAGGACGTGGTACCCGAATGGACAATTCCAGAAAGCCCCTCAAACGCATTTGTATTGTAACTTGGAGAGGTAACTGGCGGTGTAACATCTAAGTTAAATTTGTTTAACTCTTTCCATTTGGTAACGTTGGAACCAGATAACTCAACTGTCTCTATACTCAATGCGTCATAACAACACGTATAATCAGCTCCCAACATATACGGATTCCAGAGCCGTTTTTGGGCTATCGTTTCATCATATATGGACAATCCTCTTGGCATTATACGACTTCCTCATTCCACGGCCGAACATATAACTCATTCCCTGATGCCGCCGTGGTAACGCCTGAGTTATTTATTACACTTAACCGCATAGAAAGCGGGTAAAGCCGGACCATATTTATTACTGCTACCTTTGCGCTGGTAGTCGTCGTTAGCGGAACGGTATACTGATCGCCGCCTACTTTATCGGCGGTATCGGTCCCATCATTTAAAGTAATCCGTAAAGTAATGGAACCGCCGGATGATGGAGTGATACTTGAGAGTTTTATCGTAACAATACCGTACAAGTCTTTATTTGTACTGTTGTCATATGTAACCACACCTGTTTCAGAACCATTCGCAATCGAATTGAGTGCCGTACCTGCGAGATTGCTTGAACGTGTGCCCGGTGTTGCCCATTTTGCCAATGCCATCTATTTACCTCCGCGTGCAAGTCCAACCGTTCTAGCTGTGACTTCTATACGATTATATTCTGCCCAACTTGGAAAGCGTCTTACCTCACCAAGAGCTTTTAATGCATCTGCACTTGCTTTCGGCAACACGCCTGTATCAACTAAATTATCAATCTGCTGTCTAACCACAGGATTCCCTGCATCAATTCCATTCCCTTTTAACAACACCATTGCCCATCTGATAGCCGGAGATTCGCCGGATGCGGATTCAAGAGCATCTAAAAATTGTACTCCAACATCCACACCAAGGACTGCTAAAATGGTTCCAACGCCAAATAGCCGTTCTTGATATTCAGTAATTTGCGGCAAAGAGGGGTCAGGACGATTTAGAATGTCGGCAACCGCCCAATCCGGTAGGTCTCTAACATCTTCTTGTCGAACTCGGTCTATAAGACTCATTATTATCCCCGCCATTATCTAGCCTCAATACAATCAAACCCGATTGAATAAACTCGTTCTTCACTAGCTTCATAGATCGGCGTAATGTTTTCACTGAGACGAAAAATCCCTACTGTATTCGTGGTGACAATAAACTGGTTGTCATCTGGCGATATTGCAACTCTTGGCCATATTTCAAGAGTAGCATTTCCGCCCGCGTCGCTATTTGTATCGGTTAAAATCTTATGCAGGCGATTGCCGATTTGAATGTAATCGCCTCTCAACAAGATCCCCGTGATACTTGCCGTCCACCCGTCTGTAACGATTGTGTTTCCCGTTTGATTTGCTCCGTTGATTAACGGCACCCCGCTTGCTTGCCCACGTGGTTGTTTGCCTAATGGATCGCCAAGGTAAAACGTACCTTTTTGACCCATTAAAGCGAGCAGAAAAGCGTTAAAATCCTCTGCCTCCGAACGGGTCATTTCGGGGTACACAACTTCTGCACTCCAACTTTGCCCCGCGTATTCCTGAACCTGCGTCATGTGCGTAAATGGTGAGCGCGCGAATCCCACCGTATTTATTGCGGTGAGCCGTACCCGTCGCGGAGCTTTGGTCGTTGGCAAGGTAATCGGGTAGGAGATAGCCATCTAAAACCGCCCTCCGCGCCGCGTGTGGTCGCCCATAGCCGTAACTGAGCGCCGGACCGCTCTATCCTCAACCTCCATTAAAGCGGCTCTGATACGTCTTTCAACGCCTATATCAGCCCCTCTAGCGTCGATGTGGTAAACGTTCCCCGCTGACTGCTGCCCTCCAACTGCTAGCACCCCGAGTTTCCCGCCAATCCGCGTTAACGGCATGATCGCCTCGGCCCCTGCCTCGCCCGCTACGCCTAGCTTTCCAGCCCCATACCCAAAGGCCATAGGCCCATTTATGACCCCACCATCGGCGAATGCAGCGGCTTTCTGACCCGTTTGTACACTCATACCGCCGGCGGATATAAACTGCTGCGTGTTTTTATCGAACTCGGTCCTAACATTAATTTTTATATCTTTCTCTCGTGGGATGCTTTCTATTGTTTCTGCAAGTCCTTTTAGGTCTTGTGTCATCTGCGCCCACTGATTTCTGAGCGCTTCATCGTTCGAAGTTAGCTCTGCAACTATGCCCGCAGCTACCCTATCGGATGCATTAGCCAATTCCTCAAGCGTCTTAATCCCGCGCTCTTTTAACGCTAACATAAAATTCTCAACGAGGGACGGGTCCACCCCTTGCGCCAACATCTGAGCGCCTAATTGCTCAAGCGTGCGCGCTCCTCCCTCCATCGCTTCAACGGCTGCATTTCTCACCGCCATGAGAGCGGCTACCCCTCGGCCACCGCTGCCAACAAGCTGATCCATTGCGCCCCGTAGGTCGTTAACGGCTTCTAACCCGGGCTTAAATGCGTTTGCTGCATTCGTGATTCCGATTTCGAACTCAGAAAATGTGATTTTACCTTGGAGCGCGGCTTGGAACATCGCCTCCTCAAGGTCGTTGAAACTTAAGCCCAACTGCGCAACCAGCAACCGAGCGTTATCGACATTCCCGGAAAGCTGCTCTCCAAGAATAAAAGCCATTTGCCCACCTACATCTTCGGTGATGCCTAAAAGCTGCTTTATCGATTCACCCAAACCCAAAAATGTAGCCTTTGATTCTTCTCCCCATTTGTTCATTTCATCGGCCCAACCCGGCTTATTAAACCGCGTCGTGGCGCCCATGAATAAATCGAACTGCTTACCTGATATTGTCTGCATTCGATTTTGAGCATCCTTGAATGATACTGCTCCAAGCTTTTCAAACCCTTCTTGAACAAATTTGCCAAAACTTTTTCGAGCTAATGTCTCTGGATTCTGTGGCCCCCATTTGAACATGCCACCTGCTACGGCACCGAGCGCGGCTCCTAATGCAGCACCGATCGCCATTCCCAACGGCCCCCCAACGGTCCCGATTGTTGCGCCTAATTTCATTCCAGCAACTGCGCCACCAACTGCACCAATAGCTTGTCCCGTTCCTCTTTCGCTTTTTGTTGATTTATTCGTTCGGTTAGCTGATGTGAGCGCGCCTAATGTTGTCGTCGCTGCACTAATATAATTTGATAAATCTTGAGCGCTTCCGGTCAACCCAAGAGATTTCATTATGTCGGCTTTTGTCTCTTCAGATAAACCTTTAATCGTTTGGGCAAAATCGTTCAGCTCGATACCAAGATTATCGCCAAGGGTCGCAATCCCATTTGCCAATACATCGAACGAACTCGATAACTCTTCCGTTAAAGCCCTAGCTGCTTTCGATCCAGCTTCTTCAAACTGCTTCTCGATATCATCGGACGTTTGTTTTACAAAATCATCGGCTGCGCGCTGAACCTCATCGAACCCAACCGCACCGGATTCGATTGCATCCTTCCAGTCGTTCATAAAATCGGTTCGCAGAATCGTTTCTAATTCTGCTTTGAGGCCGTCTAATTTTGGGCGGTTTAATGTATCGATCGCCTCTTCAATCTGACTCTTAAGAGTATCCTCTTTATTCCCTGAAATGAACTCACCCCATTTTGCTTTAAGGTCTGCGATATTCTTTGCAGCTTTTTCCGCTTCTTTTGCTGCTGCTGATAAAGATTTCGCGTTTGATGATATTTTCGTTGATGCGGTACCCGCCGATTCGCCTATTATTTGTATAGGGTTCTTTAACTTTTCTAATGATTCGCGATTTGCTTCGGCTTGTTTTTCATTTTCCCTAATCTGTGCATTTAGCTTATTGTAATTACTCATAGCGATTTTAATCGCTTTTTGTAATTCTACTTCCTGTTCTTTCATCCCCGGCAAAGCAATTTGCCCACCTATACCAGCGAATGCCGCCCTCCACCCACCACTTTCAAGAGTCTTGATATTTTCCTGTAATTTTTCAAGCTGTTTTTGTTTTTCAGCCAATCCAATAGCATTTCGATCCCGTTCTGCCGTTAACGTTTGGCCAAAAATTATATTAAATCCACCCGCAACTTCTTTGAGCTGTTGGACTAAATAGGGCAATACAGTGCCCGCTGCATCTGCAAAAACGGTAAAAACCTGAGAAGCTGCCTTCCCCGCTCCTTCCCAATCAATCCCTTTAATCGCATCCGATAACCCACGAAATGCCGCAGTTAACTCTTCATTGCTTGCAATGTATTTTGACGCCTCGTTGATGCCATCATTAAGATTAGTGGTCAACGCTGCGAACGCCGCATTTACTGAGTCGCCTACTGGTGCGAGTTTCTCGTTTGCATTCTTGAGTGCATTTATAGCCTCTACTTGCCGCGCTGTTTTCTTTTGGACGTTATCAAGGGATTCGGCTGAAACCCCTAGCTGTGCTGCGTATTTTTTATATGCATCTTCTTGGTTGATGACAATACCAAGATCGGCGAGTTTCTTTTCTTTTGCCGTCGTTAATGCTGCCGATAACTTGCTTAGACTGTCTACCGCATCCCCTCCGGTAGCTTCCGCGAACCTCCCAGCGTAGTCGGCAATCAAACCAAAATTCTCCGCGAACCCGGGAATCTGGCGGATCATTCCCTCGTTGGCAACTTTGAGAAGATCGATCGTGGAAACAGTATCGAGTAAGGCCGATTTTGCTACGTCAATTTGAGCGGCTGAACCACCGAGAGCGTTAAACGTGCTGGTTAAATCGTCCAGCTCGTCCCCGCGTGAGGCTAATTCTGCAATCCCTCGCGCTACTGCTGTAGTCGCATTAAAAATATCCTTTCCGAGCTGAATCTTTGCAGCGATGGAGATTGCCCCCATCGATTTAATTATATTCTTTTCTGCTTGCTGAACAACTGCAACGGCTGTTTTAAAACCTTGCTCAAACTTTGTCGTAAGAGCCTTCATTTCAACTGATAATGATGCAACTGGTTCAGCCATTTTTTATAATCCTCGAGGTTTGTTCAGCTGAACGTTCATCATGTGATGCAGCATTTGTTTTCCGGTCATATCTCCCGGACGTGCTAACGGATCGTCTTTGATATCCTCCTCTCGTAACGATCTAAAAAACGCTTCTGGCCCTTTTGCCGTTCCTTTGCCGCGGTGAATGTTGTAAAGCAATGAAGCAAGAACTCCCGCTCTATAGTCCTCAAGCTGGTTTCTTAGCTCGTGCCTTTTGCCCAATGCTCGAAACTTCGCGGGCGTTAGGGCAAAAAACTGCTCTTCCGTTAGCCCAAAGTCATAAACGGCAACAGCCCATGCATCTAACCAGCTCGGCTCGTTCTCCCTTACTTCTCCGCTTCGTCGTTTTTTTCTTCCTCCCCCTCTTCTTCTCCGAGATATGATCTCTTTATAAGGTTAGGGAATATCTCGTTTCCAAACGCCTTGATAATGCTAGGCGTAAGGTTATCAAGAATCCAATCTTTCGAGTACTTTTTATCAAGGTGCTTTATGGCTGCGTGCAGAAACTCAACTATGACGGCAACCGAAACGATCTCGAGCCCATTCGTAAATAACGATGCAAGCGGCTTTCCTGTCGCTTTCTCATACTCGAAAATCGTTCGGTAGGTGCACGCTACGGGAACGGATGCGCCCCCGATTTGTAGCTCAAACTCCGGCGATACTTTTTCAGCGTGCTTCATATTGTTTATTCAGGCCATGAAACTAGTTTAATGGTGATGTCTCCTTGCAATACATCCTCGATTGCGGATGTGATCCCGATGCTGGTCACGTACCCAGAAAATGCGTAGGTGGTCGCTGCGGTATCGGTAAATACCAGCTGATAATTTCGCTTGGTGCGATTCTTCTGGTCATTCTTCAATGATACATGCGTGGCGTTCCCGGGTAACCAGTTAACCGAAAATGATATTTCTCCGGGGTCAATGAGAGATGGTAAAAACTCTCTCGTGTTATTGTCGCTTTGCATGTGGGTAACATCGATCATCTGCGTCTGCATGTTCGGACCAGAGATAGATTTGACTTCTGCTACCGTAGTGAAAACTTCCGTTCCTGCTGTGCCTCCGGCTGTAGCAGTTACCGTTCGCGCTGTAATAACACCCGATCCATCGCCCGGGGTGGCGCCATAGTCGGCGTCCCAATAAAGCTGAAAAGTCTCATTCAAATAAAGGTAGGCCACAACCTGCGCAACCGTGGCGGTAGTTGGCGCTGTGATGCTCACTGCTGATGCTGATATTTCGGTCGTTGCAAAAACAGAACCCGACACTGCTACGGTAATATTCTTTCCGTTTCCAGCGGTCCCTGCTGCGTTCCATCGAATGCGTATTTTTTGGTTTGTTGTTCCCCATTCAACAAAAGCACGCGATCCGGCTCCGACTCCGCTATCGCCTACCTTAAAGAGACACCCAAACCCTGATGTGGCTACTGATGCTGGCATGTTTTCATTCTCCGTTTAATTCAATACCCGTTTTTTGGGCGTCCTTCTATCACAATTCTGATAGATTCCCCGCTTGCTGTCTATCAAAAAACTATTCTCTGTGAATGACCATCCAATTTTGTGAAATTCTATAAACCTCGATTTCGTCCTCATAAATATGGGTCTCACCCATCTGTAAAATACCTTGGATATCTACCCCATCGGCTGGCCCTCTAAACCCGTCTAGGGTTTGCTGTACGGCTCTAGCAATAGCAACCGATTCCGCATAGCCTCCATTCTTACTATTCTGTAATGCATACGAATCGATAACAAACCGTGAATATGTCAGATTCCCAGCTGCCTCTAACGTATGCTGGCGATCTGAGGTTATTCGCGTGTACACAATGCAAGGGAATTGCACGTTATCTGGCGTTCTTAAGGGATAGACTCGCTCACCTACCAGCGAATTTATAAACCCTGCCGCCACCATCTTTTTACGCAATGCCCCCTCGATTGTGCCTTGCACTTTCGTTGTTGCAACTAATGCGATTAAAGGAGCAAGTATTTTGCTGGTGTTGCCAACAACGTCCGCCATCGCTGCTCCTTATGCATTCCCGTCGGTTAGGGTGAACGCGGTAATGTTAAAAATCTGGCCGAAAATAAAATTAACATCGCTAACTTCCATATCCCCGCCGCCACCCGTTGCGGTAACAGTCCCCTGTAAATGACAGGTCGTTCCGGCGCTGTCATAAAGTCTAAAATGCGCGGCTGTACCTGTTGCATCGATTGCAAGATCCTGCCATGTCCCTTGAAGCACTTTCGACCCACCTGATGCAGCTGCAAAGTAATCAGCAGGAAGGTCTAGCGTAGCAAGTACAATCCCAGCATCGGCTGCTGCACAATTCGCGGGAACGGCACCACTTCGCACCCGTATTTTTGCCGATGCCCCAATCGTTGATTCTATCGAATCTAGTCGTGCGTTTCTTACTGCCGTACTCAGCTGTATTGCCATAGCGCTAGTCCTATTTGAGATTCTAAGATTATGATAGGGGTATTTACGTTTGCTGTCTTGTATTACTTCGCCGCGCTTCTTGCTGCTTTTCGTAGCTTAGCAGCTTTTTTCTTTTCAAACTTTTTAATTTCAGCCCCTAAAACGGTCTTTATTTCCTCAAGAACTCGATCTCGATTGTTCATAAGAGCTTTAGTCATAAAATACCGCCCCGGAATATGCCTCGATCCCTTTTTAGTTTTTACTGTAAACCCTCTCTCAACTAAATGCGCATGTGGCGCTGCGGCTTTAACGCCCATTCTAATCACGCCTTTTTTATTTCGCTTTTTTTCTAATTCAATACTTTTTCGGAGTCGCCCCGTTTTATCCTTAAATTCCGTCGTTGTTTTCGCGGCTGTCTCAACGATTACCGCTGCTTGCATTAACGCTTTTTTTAGAAAGCGGCTTTCGATATTAAGGGGTAATTCTTTCAGATATGCCTGTAGCTCTTTCCACCCCTCAAGATCGGCGAATGATTCGGCCATTATGCCCACCTTTCAAGAAACAATTCTGTCGCCTCGCGCCTACCGATTTCGGTCACTGCTAAAATCCGATAAATCTTACAATTAAACTGAACTCTCATAGTCGGGTCTAAACCATCCTTATACCGGATATTTACTCGTGCAATTTCCTGACTGTGTTTGCCGTCGCTGGTGAATCGCTCCGTTCCTGTGTTTGGGAGAACTTGGGCATAGGCTTGATGAACTAATACCCATTTTGGGATTTCTTGCCCAAAATCGTCCTGCTCAAGAATCATGCGCTCGATTTTAATTGGTCGATCGTGTTTACCCGCAGCGAATCTCATTGAAACCCATAAATTCGATAACTTGCCAATAAAAGATTAACTGTATCTGGCACTTCTGACATTGATCCTGCGGCAACGGATTCGCGGTTATTGTAAAGAGTCCCGACGTATAAAAGGATTGCTTGTTTTATCGCTTTTGGAACCGCTTCAGCTGCCCCATATCCGCAAGTAAACCGAATGGTAACGGCTCGTAAAAGCTCGTCTCCAACTTCTGGCCAATCATAATCTTCTTTGAGCATGATTAAGCCAACAATTCCCGCGCCATCGACTTGATATCCTGCGCTCGTAAATGTCTGCTCCCCTAATGCCTCATCAATATATTTAACGCTGGTTATGCTCTGCAAGGTACCATATGGCAACTCAATGACATTCGATGCAGGAAAATCCGTTAAAAATAGGTCTAACGTCTGCGTGATAAACTTTCGATTTGTGATTTGCTCACAAACTTCGGTAGCAGCACCGATCAAAGCTAAAATTAATTCATCGTGTTCCGTCTCGCTCAACGGAATAGCTAGATGCGTTTTTGCTTGCTCTAGATACACTGGCAAGGTCGCTGGTGGTGTTACAATACTTGCCCGTATCACCTATCCCCCTTTGCTGGTCTGCCTCTCCTGCGGGCTTGTGGTGCTTCTGTGGTCTCTATTTCTTCTGCGCTATCTGCTGCCTCGAATATTTCATCCTCTAAAATTAGAGCGCTTTCGCTTTCAATCAGCGCGATCCCTTCTTCGCGGGAAACTTCGAGAATAGCACCCGGACCAAAACACCCATCTGGCCCTGCCATTGTTTTTAACATCTTTATTTTCATATCGTGATATCAAAAAAGGGGTAGGTTACACCACCCCTTAAATTTTAATTAAAGCGAACCAACTTTCTTTCGCTCTAACAACGCTACGCACGATATCAACGCTGCTGATGCGTTATTCGCAGGAGTAATGGTCAGCCGGACATACCTTTTCGAACCAAGGTATCCGATCGACCTAACTACATCATCGTCCGCAAAGGTAAAGGAAGCATCCGCTGCGGTCCCCAACAATTCAGCCGCTGGCACCGTAGCTGCATCGGAAAGGTTAGCTTGGTCGCCATGCTGTACAAGGACGGTGAATGTAGCGTCTGCATCCGCAAGGCTTCCAGCGCTGATAATAAACTCAAGGCTTGCTGCTGCCTGTAAGTCTATGATCTGCGAAACTTGAGCGGTGTTATCTGCAACCGATACAGGACTAATCGCCCGTCTTGGCTCAAATTGAAAATGATTGTCTTTTAACATTTGTAGTCATCCTTAAAATTAAGCCAATTTTACCCGCGCGAATGCTTCCGCAAGAACTGGCATTCCATCCATTTCCATACGAGCTACATAACCAGTCTGGTTCGTTTCGGCATACAGCTCAACCAACTTCTGAACTGTCATATCAAGAGCGTCCACGATCCAGACCTTTGAAAAGTCGCCGAACATTCCGACATACTTTCCAGTAGTGAACGTGTTAGGAACGTATTCGCTCTGATAGACAGGCCGTGAAAGTAGGGTGTCCGGCTGTCCGCTTTGCAAACCCGGCTGCCACAAATACTGATTCTGGTTGTCTTTCAGCTTCATGATCGCCTTTACCGCGTCCCGATGGAACAACCATGCGCCTGATGCCTGATACTGCTCTTTGACAGCATATTTAACGTCGAAAAGGGTATCAGCTACGATTGCGGTAGTCGTATTGCTTCCAACCACGTCGCGAGAGGTAGGCACACCAGAAGCGTGAGCGGTGAACAACCCGAGCGGCTGGTTTGCGCCTGACCCCGTCAAGAGGGCTTTTTCTTCGGTAACTGCGAATTTGTAGGCGAGTCGTTCTTGAACCAGCGCCTCAATCGGAACAATGCTCGACCGGATTAGTTTGTTCGAGAGTTTAATTCTCTTTGCAAGCGGATGCGGAACAAGCTCACGGCTTCCAAACTTCATCGAAGCATCTTCTGACCCCGTTCCCAGCTCGCTGGTCCAATCTGCATCTGCTGGATCGGAGTCAAGAACTGGAATACCGAGCGAAAGAGGCCGATCGAGGGTAAATTTGGTCGCGAGCTGGCGAATAATCACCCGATCATCTACCGCTTTTAGAACTTCAGCTACAAACGTCTGAGGTGCTACAACCGCGCCACCCTCAACGTGGTTACCCGCGGAAAGCGCTCTAACTTCTTCCTCTCTCAGCGAACCGAACCCGCCTTTGAGGAAACTACGAAATGCTTTCTTTACGAACTCATCGCGCTCTTTGGATTCACCAGATACGCTTTCAAACTGAGCAGTTTTTACGTCGCCCCGTCCGATTCTCATCTCGTGCTCAATCTCAGCTTGCTTCTGTTCGCGCTCAATCGAACCTTTTAGGCTTTCTTGTCGCTCAAAAAGCTGATCATAAGAGGATTGTTCCTCGGTGTTCAGAGCTCGTTTTTCAACTTTCGATCTTTCCAAAAGGTCGCGCATTTCGGCAACCACGCGCCCGCGCTCCTCGTTCAATCTTCTAATTTCTGCACTCATTTTCTTTTACCTTTTTATAAACGATTTTTTTTGCTCATTGGAGCGTGAGCCTTTAGGCGTCATGCTAAGGATACGATGATTATCCCCATCTCCTCAATTTATATTTCTGGCCGCCATGATTCGAGCTCCTCTAGTTTAGCCCGTTTCTCGTCGTCCACTGCCGATAAATCCTCCGATAAAAACTCTTCTAGGTCTCTCGTGGCTACCTGAGTCTGCTGGTATGCCGGAAACGCCGTCGGCGATACTTCGAACAAATTCACTCGTAAGAGGGTACGCAGGTGTGGTTTTCCCGGCTCACCTCGCTGCCATGCTTGATCATCTTTTTTAACGGTAAATCCGAAACTCATTCCGGTGACGTCGCCCCGTTCAATCGAGGTAAACGCATCGCGCCCCAATGTGGTATCCGGTAAATCCAGCTCGAACTTTAAGCCGTGGTCATCTTCGTAAAGCCTTAAAGAGCGATTTCCCGTTCTGCCAAGGACAAGATCGGTGTTGTGACTCCAAAGCGCTCTAACGTCCTCGCTTGCAATCGATTCTCTAAAGGCCCCTTTTGCAATTCGCTCCACGAACCCACCAAGATCAACTGAATCCTTTTCAAATACGGCGGCATAGCCTGCGATCCTTCGTGTTCCGTCCTCACCAATAAGCGCCCGAACTTCTGCGCCGTCTATAATGCGTCTCTCTCTATTCATTTTTTACCCTCTAAAATCAGCGCAATTAATTGTTCAAGCCCCTCACGAAAACCTTCCTTCTCTTTTTTTAACTGCCATTCTTCCCATTTTTGGGCAATTTTACCCCGTTGTTCATCGTTAAAATCTGCTATTCCGAACGGTTCAAGCTCTTCAAAAAGATGACGTCTTTCTTTTTCTGTAACTTCCCCGCCCCATCCTTTCGATGCCCTTACTTTCTGTGTGCGTCGTGCGTTTCGCTCTAATACCCCTGTTAGCGCCCGTCGTAAGGCCGTGGCTGCGTCGTTCATCGTTGGCAACCCTATCCTATTGCTTGCTTGCGAATCGTCCTGTGAGCCGTTATCTTCGCCTTCTGCTATATCCTCAGCTTCATCCTCTGGCGTGTCCTCAATCTCCCCCGTTGGAACCATATTCAACGGTGAAAGGTAAACTGCTCCAGTCCCATCGGGTAACGGATTAAGGTTTTCTTTTGCCCTTATCTCGTCAACGTTCATCCAGCCCCACTGCCGCGCTACTGCATAGGCTGCATATCGGCTTTGGGTATCGCCCCTCAAAATAGCATCCACGAGAAACTCGATAGTGTATTCTTCTCTTTCCGCCGGCGTGAATAGGCTTCTAAGTAACGCTCTTTCCCACCGAACCAACCAAGGGCGAATCGTGTCGGTCACAAACTCTAATGCCTGATGCTCTATATTTGAAAACGTAGCTCGTTCAAGGTCGCCAATCTTATGAGGTGGAACCCGAAACCATGCAGCTATGTCGGAGCGCGAAAACTTTCGCCCTTCTAAAAACTGAGCCTGTTCATTCGTTAGCCCAACCGTCTGCCACTCCATGCCTTCTTCGAGGAGCATGGTAGCCCCAGCTCGCTCGCTACCGCTGTACTTGCGCTCAAAGTCAACCTTTAAGCGCTCTGCCGCTTCTTTGGATAGCTTGCCTGGATGCTTCAAAACGCCCCCGGGAGAGGCTTGGTTAGTGAACATTCTATCCGCGTATGTCTCCTGCTTTTGCGCTAACCGAAAGGTTCGCATCGCAAGATCAACGGGGCTCAAACCCTTTAAGCCATCGGCGCTTAGGCCGTAAATATGAAGCATCTGCTCTGGTCGAATCGTTCGGACGCTTCCCCCGTCGTTATACTCGTAGAACTTATATCGGCCCCCTTCAGACGTTTTTACCGATACCTTTCCCGGGTGGAGAGGAATAAGATTTGTGCCCAAAGGCGTCGGTTCAATTAGAGCGAATGCGTTACCCCTGAGCGTTACATGCCCGGTCATCATCTCGTAAAATTGGACCGAATCCTGAATCATGTTCGGCGCGTCATGAAGTACCGGATAAAGAGGGTGATCCGTAGCGCGCTCTTTCCCGCCGTTCGGTAATTTCCGATACAAAATACAGGGTAATGTTGCTACCGTTTCTGCAATTACCCGCACGCAAGCGTACACCGTACCCACTGAAAGAGCTTCCTCCGGCGTTATGTTTTCCTCTGAACGCATAGCCCTCAACCATGCATTCGCCGATGCCCTGACTTCTGGTTGTTTTTTCTTGCCCCAAAATGGAAAACGCGCCATTTATCTTCCTAAAAACTAATTAACCCGCGATCTTCATATACGGATTTGGGGCTTTCCCCTTCAATCATCATCATTCCGAGCGCCATAACTGAGGCTACAATACCGTCAATCTTCTCTTTCGAGCGCTTCTTCGAAGGCTTTATATTTCCTTCTGCGTCCTGTTCAGCTTGTACGTTGCTTGCCATCCAATTCAAAACAGGATTACCCCCGTGATGAAATTGGCCCGATGTTATCCGCTTTAACAGCTCTTTAGTCGGTGCGCTCATCGACCTATAGCCTTGCCCGAACGGTTCCAATTCAATCCCATCTCCCGCAAGCTGTGTGGTTAGCTGCGTGGCATTCCACCGGTCAAACGCGATCTTACGTATGTTGAACCGCTCCGATGCCCTAAGGATATCGGCTCTGATAAAATCATAGTCTATAACGTCTCCCTCTGTCGCGGTCAAAAACCCTTGTGCCGCCCAATCCTCCCAGTTACCTGTATGCGCTTGTCGGCTGCGCCTTTTAACTGATTCGCCCGGAATCCAGAACTTTGGCAATACCTTAAGCTCCTTTCCCATCGGGAACACCAATATAAATGCAGCTATATCGGTTGTGGATGCCAAGTCCAACCCGCCCCAGCACTCTCTCCCCTCTAATTCGTCCTCTCGAACAGTCACCGCTCCCTTTTCCCATGTCGCCATAGGAATGAGGCGGCTTTCTTGTTCTGTCCACTGATTCAGATGTAATCGGCGAAAGGTATTTTCATAGGCTGGAACCTGCTTTGCTTTTTCGCACTCAGCTTGGATATATTCTAAACGTACGGTTATCCCAAGATTCGGATTGGCCTTTGCCCACGTTGTGGCTCTGTCCAATCATCTCCAATATCCGCAGCGTAAATTACCGGATAAAAAGCCTCATCTTTAATGATTCCATCTCGAACTTTCTTCGCGTAATCGTGATATTCATAACAGATCGAGGTTTTATCATAACCGGCTGTAGTCATATACACTTCCAGCGGCTGTAACCTCGTTCCTGTTGAGGTCTTTAAAACGTCTACTAATTCGCGGTTTGGCTGCGCGTGAAGCTCATCGACTAAAATGCCGTGAAGGTTTTTACCATGTTTTGAGTACGCATCGGCGCTGATAACCTGATAGTTGTTGCCGAGCTCCATGAAAACAAGCGTTTTTTTATAGGCTTCGAGGATGCTTGAGAGTTTTGGGCTCCATTGCACCATTTTTTTCGCCAAGTCGAAAACGAGGCTGGCTTGCTGCGTGTCGGCTGCTGCACTCACGATTTGCGCCCCATATTCCTTATCGGCGCACAGGAGATATAAGGCAATCGCCGCCCCGAGCGTGCTTTTCCCATTCTTGCGCGGAACCTCAAAATAAACCACTCGAAACTTTCTAGTACCGTCGGCCCGCTTCCACCCGAATATGTCCTCAATAATCTTTCGTTGCCATTGTTCTAGGATGAATGGCTTTCCAGCGTGAGGAGCTTCAACGTGAACGAGATATTTTTCTATGAACCGAACGGCCCGATCCGCTGAGGCTTCGTCAAAGTAGTATGCAGTCCCTTTATTATGGGTAATCAATTTCTCTTTCGGAGTGCGTTTCTTTTTAGAGGTCATCAAACGGATCCTCCGGGTCACTCGTTGGTGGTGTCGCTGTTAGCCTTGCTCGACTTGATGGACTCATCCCAAACTCTTGGCATACCTTCATGATGTCTGCAAAGGCTTGCCGCTCAAGAGATTTGAACGGGCTAATTTGGATTGAACCGTTTGGCGTTTTTATAACTGGTCCATGCTTTTCAATCATCTCTCTTGCTTTGAGTAGATTGGCGTATGACTGGCAAAGAATCCCAAGCATCAACTCGTCGGCTTCCGTTAAAACCCCGATCCGGAAAAGCATCGGCTCGATCTTGTCCCAATATGTTGCGGCTTCAGGGCTCACCCAATGTGGTGGGCTCGAAATACATCTGAGCGGCTTCGGTTCATTCTTCTTTAAAGGCTTTCCGCTGGGGTTCCCCTTTAAAATTTTTAACGCAGTCGGCTGTGGTTTCCGTCCTCCTCCTGCCCGCCTCGTCGCCATCAAACCCCCGTTCTCTTATTTTACCTTTTCGTGTTCTTGGGCTCCCCCCGATGGTCCCCAATGA